TCAGTCCAAGTAAATTCAACTTTGGTAAACTTATTCATTTGAGTTAAAATCTCAATAAATTTGTTTATCCCATCCTTATCGCCTTTACGCGTTAAGTCTGATTGATAATAATCGCCACAAAATACAATTCTACAATTCTCGCCAACTCGTGTAATAATAGAATCAAGTTCATGTAATGTCAGGTTCTGCATTTCATCTACGATAATAACCGCATCTGATATAGTAACACCTCGTATATAAGAAGTTGATATGAATTCAATACTATGATTCTCCACTAACTTATCGTATGCAGACGAATCCTCAAACAACTCAGAACAAATTGCTCTGTATGGCATTGTATAAACTTCAATCTTTTCTTCTAACGACCCAGGTAAGAATCCCACGTCTTTGGTAGGTACGACCGACCGAACCAAGATCAACTTATTCTTGTCGGTTCCTTTATCAAGCACTTCTTCTAACCCAAGATACATTGCAGTGAATGTCTTCCCAGTTCCTGCACTACCATTTAGAACAATATGGTCGCCTTCGCGCCATGCTTCATATACGATCTCTTGACCAGCAGTCAGTGGTTCGAACGACAGTAAATCGTCTATGCGCAATTTTTGAGGTTTTCTTGGTTGTTGTGGTTTCATGTTTCTATGCTATTATCCTTGCCAGAACCAGATTTGATTCGTTTCATGTGGTCGTTCCATCCACTACCTGCCATTGTCATCGCAGATTTAGTGCCAGAAATTACTAATGGCGCTTTTGAATATGAACGTACTAAGTTCGGATTGTCTTCATTGAATTTGTCTACGTCAGCAAGTTTAACCAATACATTGGTTATCTCGCCTGTGTTCTTGTCTTTATATTCGTACATTGGCATAATTTAAATCACCTGTTGATTAATACTATTATTCATGATACGACGTGAGTCCGAAAACTCACGAAGAGATACTGATCACCTACCTTTATGTCGCTGCTGACAGTTCAGCAATAGTTTGAGTTAAAAATGATTGTTTAACAGATAAATCTGTCGCCTTGGTTAATTGTCCCCTTTTGGTTAGTCTGGATATCAAATGTTCAAGTTGTATACTATCTTTCTTTAATCGTTCTAATTGGCGTTTCGACATAAAACTCCTTTGTTGTGGTTAAGTTTCTGGGATTAGTTTGGGCAGTGCCTCCTGTACTAATTTTTTGGTTAGGAATTTGACAGGTGAAGTCTTTGCTACCATACTTAGTACGAGTAATGCATCTTTAGGATGAATACTTTCTAGCAATGATATGAATAACTTCTCTATCTTATATTGTGGTGAATCACCACGGTGCAGTTTACCACCTTCAACAAATAAACCAAAATCACGATGCTTCTTACGAAGTGTACTTGGTACTGACTCTGGAATGTTTGGTGTATAAGGTGGTGTGCCTTTTGGAATGATGAACTTCAGTCGATCATCAAACGTTCCTCGAAGGACATCAAGGAACCCAGCATGGTGCTTGTAGCGAATTATCACCGCAATACGACCTGCCTTGTTTGTTGCTTTGGTGAAGTCGTCGAATATTTCAAAGACTTCTTTATTAACTATGTGTGACATTTTTACCTTCATATTAGTATATAGTATTATCTTGTTTTATATAGGTAAACTACTAACAACACTTTTCTTAAAGGTTCTACCTCGAGTCGAAAACTTAAGCGAACCTTTGGGATTTTTGAACCTGAACACCTCACCACCTTCCTCAATTTGATATGCAACTATTCGTGTGTTCTTGTCTATTGTGTAGTATATCTTGTTGGTGATCTCATGAACACCCCAGTCTGTAGTCTCAACTAATTTATTATAAGTCATAATTTACGCCACCATTAATTCGATTGGTTCAAAAGTCTGCACTTCAGTAGTACACTCATATCCGTTTTTACCAGCACCAATACAGATATCAATATAGTGAGAACGGTGAAAGTAGTCAGTCATTCCATCATCGTGATTGAAGAAGTCTTTACCTTCCATAGCAGCGATCAATTCAAGGTAGAAGTCACGGATTATTGGAGCATGGTCATAGTGCTCATTTACCCAATATCCGTTAACATCAAAGTAAGTCTTTTCAAGATTACGATTTGCCATAGCAACATCATATTTATTATAAAGGTCTATTTTATTAGGCATGTAATGTTCGCTACAGTTATTAATAACACCTTGCTTATATGCACCCAAAAGGTCAAGTTCGCCTTTGTTGATTTTAACAACAAGACTACTCATATGTTTGATAGAGATAGTTCCTTTCATTTTATATTTCGCAAGAACTGCCTTAACACCAACACTCAATACAACTTTATCTTCTTTGCTTACATACGCCATGATATAATTCCTTAAACTTCAAAACGGGAGAAACTTCCCTTACCAACTTACAAACCTATTATATCGCGTCTATGCCTTAATGGCAACAACTTTCTTAGACTTTGTTGTTCTTGGTTTACGTTTCTTTATAACCTTTTGAACTTTGAACGTATCGTAGTCAGATTCATCACACAAGCGTTTACCTGCTGCATACCATGCAGTTGTGGAGAACTTCTCCTCCACAACCTCGTTGGGTCTTTTTGTGTGTTTTAAGTCTATCAAGACTATTTGATATTCGGTTGCCAAATTACTTCTTCTTCATGTTCTGAGGTAAATGCTTGGCGTGGATCTTCATACCAATGAATGCATTATAATAATCTTCACGGAGTAGTACATCTCGGTCGAACTGTTCCTTTGCTTCAAGGTAACTCATCTCGCCTTTAGTTGTACAGAAGTGTAGGATTTCTCTATAGTAAGCACGTTCACCCTTTTCTTCTATCATCAATTTGAGGTGTTCGCTTGAACCGTAGTATTCTTTCCAGTCGGATTCTTTTTTGACAATGCGCTTGCGCTTTTGTCCTTTTAACGGTGGGAGTTTTCGAGTAGACCAAAATCCTTTCTTACCGACATATTTCTTGCCTGTATCAATTTCGGTTATTAGATAAACAAAACCAACCATCAATGATAATTCATCTTCGGTTGGTTCGTATAATGTGCCTTTTGCAAACCATTCTGACATGGGACTAGTTACCTTTGTTATTCACTCTAGTAACTATTTATAAAATGTCTTAGTCTTCTTCTTCCGACGAAGGTTCGACATCTTCGCCGCACATCGGACAGTGAGAAGGTAAGTCTTGGTCGTAGATCACAGTGACCTTTGTTGAAATATCACACACTGGGCATTCTATCGCAAATTCATATTCAGAACTCATTATGACTTCTCTCCTAATTTAATATTCATATTATTCTATTATGTTAATGTAAAGTCGTATTTATACGTCAGGCAATAATTCGGATTCGATTTCTGCCCAACCCCAATCACCAGATATATTATTAGTAGAATATTCAGTACTGCGTTTCTCGAAGAAGTTATCATGAGAAGCACCGTTCAATATCCAGTCCAACCATTCCAGTGGATTGTCCTTCACCTTAAATATCGGTTTCATTCCTAACTGTAGTAATCGACGATCCGCGATATGCCTGATATACTTCTTGACGTCTGCTTCAGATAGACCTTCAATCTCGCCACTTTTATATGCCAACTTGATGAACCTATCTTCCAACTTAACACCCATACGTGCCATTTCGTATATCTTAGATTTTAGTTCATCATTAACGATACGCGGATGTTCTTCACAGAATTCTCTGAATAGTTTGGCATTACCTTGTACGTGAATTGTTTCGTCGCGTATTGACCATTCTACGATAGTCCCCATTCCCTTCATCTTGCCAAAGCGTTGAAAGTTTAATAGCATAACAAACGAAGCAAATAATGACATACCTTCATTGAATACGGACTGAGCAAGTACTAATGCAAGACCAGTATGACTATTAATGTTACCCTGTTTCATGAAGTCGACTTTGTCTGCCATTTCTTTATATTCTAAGAACGCAGTATGTTCTTCGTCTGGTAGACCTAACGTGTCATTGAGTAATGCATATGCGCGTTGGTGGACGCCTTCGCGGTTGGCGAATGATGCCAACATATTGCGGATTTCGTTGTTCTTGAATTTTGGTATTAATAATTCGTGGTAATTCTCGCCAACCTGTACATCTGATTGTGTGAATAGTCGAAGTACCTGAGTGATAAATTCCTTTTCTTGGTCTGACAATTTAGTCTTCCAATCTTGGATATCTTCGCTTAATTCTGCTTCGTCTTCGATCCAATGAACTTCTTCGTGAGTTTTTGTTAACTCAACTGCCCATGGGTAGAAGAATGGTTTATATGCCTTTGAAAATTCTAATAGTGCCGACATTCTATTTCCTGTAATAATATATTGTATTGTATGTATACCGCGCTAATTACGACTAACGCGGTACAATTCATTCACTAACCGTGGCAGGCAGTACACTCGTCGTCTTCATCATCTCCAGACTCGTATTGTTCTGTGCCTAACTTAACAAGCAAGTCTTCATATCCACCTACATATTCGCCGTGTAGATAAACTTGCGGTACTGTCTTAACATCACGTCCCGTAACTTCCTTGGCAGTTTTACCAATCTCTTGTAGGTCAATATAATCAAACTGCATACCACGTAAAGATAATTCGTCTTTTGCCATTTGACAATATGGGCAGTTACTCTTTCCGTATACTATGGAACGTACATCTTCTTGTAATGCAACACGTTCGACCTTCTCAGATACATTCTCTGCTCGCTGCTTTGCTTCGGTTCGTAGGTAATACAATCCCTTCAAACCCTTCTGCCATGCAGCAATATGTACTTTGTTGACATAACCCTTATCCGCACCTGCTGGAAAGAATAGGTTAACTGACTGACCTTGACATACAAACTCTTGTCTATCCGCTGCATGTTGAACGACCCAATTCTGGTCTAGTTCTTGGGCGGTTTTGAATATTGCCTTCTCACCTTCGTTTAAAAATGGTAGGTGTTGTACCGAACCTTTGTTTGTAATTATACTAGTCCAGTTAGTTTGATTATCCTCGCCTTTCTCTCCAAGCAATTTAACCAAGTAAGGATTTTTAACCAAGAAAGAACCTGCGCGTGTACGGTGTGTATATGCGTTTGCCTTGGTTGGTTCAATAGAAGGTGATGTTGATAGTATAACACCAGAACTAGCATTTGGTGCTATTGCGATAAGATGGGAGTTCCTTTTATCAGACCCAATGCCATCAAGATACTCGCCCCTAAGCGCTGCGAGGCACTCAGTTTCTTTTTTTGCTTCGGTCGCGATATGCTCAAAGACGACTTTGTTGATTTCCTTTGCTTTATCTGATTCCCAAGCAACACCGTGCTTTTGGAGGAGGGAGTGGAATCCCATTGCACCAAGTCCGAGACTTCGCTCTCGTTCTGCACTGTATTTTGCTTTACTGATACTATCTGGTGCATTGTCGATAAAGTGCTGCAAGACGTTGTCAAGCATACGGATAAGATCACGAACCAAGTTTGTATTTTTCCATTCATCGTAACACTCCAGATTCAAAGAAGATAGACAACACACGGCAGTACGTTCGGCACTAGTCGGCAAATGAATTTCGTTGCATAAGTTACTACCGTGAATCTTAAGACCTAATGCCTTTAATGGTTCGGGTAGACATTTATTTGCGGTGTCGATATAATTGATATACGGTTCGCCAGTTCTGAACCTTGTTTCTAGTATACGTTCCCACAACTTACGAGCATCAACAGATTCCTTCACCGTATTCTTATTTGGATCACGTAGGTCAAACATATCGTTATGGACAACTGCATCCATAAACTCGTCTGTTATATTGATTGCATTATGTAAGTTTAATGCCTTGCGTTGTACGTCACCCGTAGGTACTCGAATGTTCAGGAACTCTACGATATCTGGATGATGAATATCCATGTATGCGGCATACGAACCTTTGCGAGTTTTGCCCTGACGATATGCAACCATATCAGCATCAACTGTATGCAAGAATGGTATAGGACCCGGAGATATATCAGAGACCGAACGCACGTCCGACCAATGACCGCCAACGCCGCCGCCCATAATACTTAACCAACGAAGTTCTGATGTATGCTCAATCAAACCTTCAACTGTATCTGGTACATAGGAAAGGAAACATGATATCGCCATGCCCTTTGTTGTAAACTTCTCGCTTGGTGCATTAGATAATACTGGCGAAGAAAACATAAAATGCTTCTTGCTAACATGCTCATATAATCTTTCTGCCAAACCTTCGTCCATTGTACCTTTGTACACAGACCATGCCTGACTTGCTCGGGCATATGCTTCTTGAGGCGATTTCTCGTCACCACGTAGGTAGAAGTCTTTTAACATACCAATAGCATAATCTGTCAGTAGTTCGTCGCGTTTAGTGTCAATCTTTATTGTCATAATTTACCTTTGTCCGTCATAGTCATAAAATGGTTCATCTTCTACAAACTCGTAATCTTCGATCACTATTTGTTTGCCTGTTCGTTCGAATTCTCTGATCAGAGTCATCATGTAATATTCTTGTTTTTTCTTGTCGAATATCTGTTTCCACATAAAGTGATTGACAAGCGAAGCACCTCTGTTCTTAACCAAGAACCTCGATGAATCTAATTTCTCGTCTGTATTGCCTTCCATAGCAACAAATACAAGTTTATCTAAATTATTATTGTCTATATGTTTTTGTTGAGTCTTATATATGTAATCAATATCAGGTTCGTCGCCATTAAAGATAACAGAATATGTGTGTGTTGTATCAGAAAAATCTTCACTCATCCAAGTAGTATTCCTTATTATTCTAATTAGGTTTAATTATAACTCACCGACAACTTATTGTCAAGTATTACTTGTCGCGCGACAGAAGTTTTTTATAACGGTCTAGCGAAGCAACGATATCTTTACGTTTATTATCGCGGTCGTATTTTCTGCGGAATATAACCGTAGAAGAATCATCCCCAGTGCCAACTACCGATGCAGTAGATGTATCTTCGAAGTGCTTTTTGAATGGAGTCATATATTACTCTTACTTAGTTATTTCGCTAGTCGAAACAAATATGGTTTGTGACGATTTTAAATGTACTGCCTTGTATATTGGCAGTCCGATGATTTCGTTATATGGTGTACTATGTTCTTCGGTTATGCGTATCTGGTCGTGTTTCTTGACAAACTCTTCGCATGTTGTGGTCATAGTATCGTTTTTCATCCGATACACACCTGGACTTAATTGATTGTCTTCAAGCATGAACCACTCAGTGTTCTCTGCCAAACAATCTATAACATCAACATCCGTTGCGTTATGAATCTTTTGTAGGTTCTTGTCAGATAGACCGCCATGTTCTTTGATCAGCAACAGTGCAGCACCATATCGCGCGACCACTGATTTGCCACCTGGCGCCTTTGCCATAATACGTTTAAGATTGAATACCAAACGATGGAACGCTGTGTAGTGACTTCGGTATGCCTCTCTGTCGTCGCTTGTGTTTGTATTAAACTCTTTATTCTTAGTACCATCAGCAAATATAATACCTGCCTTAAACGCATCTGTCTTATCGAATGGCGTTACTAGTAGTTTCAGGAATCTAATCGTATAGACCAAATCCGCTGCGCTCTTTAAAATACCCATTATCTTACCTCAATTCTCTTAGTTTGTTTACCACGTTGTCGTCCAGAGATATCCCAGTTATCTCGCTGTTCTTTATTATCTTGAGAAATATAAGGTATGCCTTTAGTGCATTCCAGTGACGCAGGTCAATCTTTATCGCAAGCATCTCAATACCAGACTCTATACCAAATACATTGAATATGACAATTAGGTGGTTTAATACCAACCGCTCTGACAACTCACCAGTACCTTCATATCTATTCAACAACCTACTCACATATCCGAACCGCTTTAGGTCGTCGAAGAATACTTCTTCGTCTATACATTTAGGATTATGGTAATTCTTAGCAGCATACACCAAAAAGTTTTCTTTCGTCACTTGCATTTATAACTCTCAATTATTGTACTTGACGATATTTAGTCAAAAAAAAGGACGCAAAAAACGTCCCTTTATATCAAATGTTATCTGAAATATTAACCAAATAGGTTCTTGATAGCAGATTTCTTCTTTTTCTTTGCCTTCTTGACAACAGGCAATGCTTCGCTTAGTAACTCATTGGCAACTGGCGACTCACGTAACATTTGTGGTGCTTCGGTTTCAATACAGTTATACTCGTCTAATTGAGTTTGCGTAATCTTCTGTGACTTGAGCAATTCACCGCGTGGCGATACCCAACCACGTGTAGTTGGTACTGAACCCTTTGGACCCTTAATCATATTATTCTCCTAATTTAGTGCCAGATAGTATAGCACGAATTACTTCATATTCACTAACGTCTTCTTTTTTGATAGTGCGCTTTTTAGGTTTCTCAACAACTTCCATATCGTCATGCTTCTTAACATCAATCTTATGCTTTGCAATAAACTCTTTAGACTTTGGTGATTCTTTGTCATCGAATTTCTCAGGAGGCAGAGCATCTTTAGTTTGCTTTTGCTTTGCTTCTCGTTGACACTTTTCTAGACCACGCATTGTACTAAGGATTGCTTCGCCAATCTTAGAGATTTCTGGAACTTTATCTGAGTCAGGTTTGGCAATTTTCTTTTTCTTTTTCTTGTCTTCGCCCTTATCTTCTTCAGAATCAACTTCTTCTTCGTCTTCCTTCTCTTCTTTCTTGGCAGGTTTCTCGCCACCGTCGATCTCGTTGTCAATCGCCTTACGTTTCTTATGTAAGAACTCGTCTGAACTATCAACATCACCGTCGTTGTCGATATCTTTATCTTTACGGTTTTTGAATTTCTTGTCGTTTGCTTTGTCGTCTACTGGATCAAGTTTCTTTTCGTCAAGAATTTCACTTTCGTGATCAACTTCTTCTGACATAGAACCCTTACCTTTCGAAAGGTCGAATGATGCACGTGCCGCGCGACCCATAGTGACATTAACCTTGTCGCCTTTAATAGAGAAGGTTGCTTCCTTTCCATCAAGTGCGCGAATGAATTCTTCGGCAGACTTGAAAGTCTTGGGTTGTTTCATACCACCCATACCTTCTTCAACTGTAGTTTGTGTATTCTCGGAGACCATTTGCATTTGCTTATATGCCTCCATTGTACCTATTAATTTATTTGATGACATTAAGTCTTCTCCGTTATGTTTATGTGGTGAACCACATTAATTTTATGAATCCACCAACAACCGAAATTGTTGTGACCCAAGCAAGTTTATTTATGATAGTTACTGTGTTTGCGTTTTCGTTAACACGCTCTTTTAGGTTATATACCTTTCCAGATAAAGCATCGATTCGTTCGGAATTCTCTTTACTACGTTCTTGTATGTTGAGTATTTTTTCTTCTGTCCGTGCAAGTTGTACCATCGCTTCCGATAAAAGGTCAATCTTTCCTTCTATCCTATCGAGTCTCTTGTCATGGAGTTGCTTCTCACGACGTTCGATGTCTGGCATATATACTATCCTATTTACATTTCATTAGTTTTTAAGTTTAATTAGTTCTATTTATATAAAACTAAAGTTGGCGATCATTACATAACGTCTATATAAAAACTTTTATCCTTATTAAATGGTTTCTTTTCTAATGTGGCAATGGTCTTAGTCAGAGTTTCTTGGTTGGTAGACGAAACGACCTTACCGCCGATCTTTAGTTGGGTTGGTGTGCCGTTGCCCTTGCGAACATATACAACAAATACAGTCTTATCCTTTGTTGTGCGTTTTTTAATTGGTTCGTTGTTATCTTCACCTGCATTACGTTCGCGGTTCTTAAATGCTGAGTTGTTTTGTTTTTCTCGTAGTTCTTTAAAGTTTATCATTAACATATTCCTATGAGACATACATATTCAGTTCGAATTTATTACCCATACCATATATTTGCATATGGAGACTCTTCTTTTGTGGTTTGCCTTTCTTGGTTAACGCCAATGTATATCTATTGGTCTTACCGTCAGAAGGTTTCTTAGGACCCGTACCAACAGTACTGAACATTTCATCATCATCAAGTTCGTAACCCTGCTTCTCGACTTCTTTGCGTGCTGCATCAATTGCCGAGGTGAACGTATTATGTATGATTTGGTATGAACCCTTTGCCTCACGTAATTCGTGGAATGTAACCATTTACTTAGTTTCCTTATTCTTTATTTTTGTAGTGGCGGTTCTAGCGCGGTCTAATATTCGGTCGTGTTTCTTTTTGTCTGACGATTTTTCTCGTTCGATCTTTTCTTTAGCATCGGCAACTGGATCACTCCCTTCATCAACACTCACGTCATCAAACATATCTTTAAATTTCATTGATTTCTTTTTCTTAACTGACTCTATAGTAGAAGTATACTCCACAACTCCTTCTTTGTCAAGCAATTCAACAGAATCTAACCACTTTCGTAATTTAATTCCATTACACTCAACAACCAAGTAATTTGCGCCTAGTACACATACCGTAGCAAGTTCTTCGGATTCCTTAATTACAACCGTATCACCGATGGCAAATAGTGTGCCTTTTATATAAGATTCGCGTCTTTCTGATACACTTGGTAATTCAACGTGACGTTTGAATTCGCGTTCTTCTGCCAAACCCATACCCTTACGAACATCATTGAATAATTCCTGTGCGTCCTTATTACTCATCGACTTAGGAACGCCTTGCGAAAATGCAACGAAGTCGTTATTAGATGCATTGGTGCGCTGCTTCGACGCTGACATCCCAGCAATACCTTCGGCATCTGGGTCGCGCTCGCCCGCACTTATTATGGTTATCTTATCGAAGTTATAGAACCCATGACGTGCTTTGGTTCCATTGTATTTGTTTAGCAATACGTCGAATTCACGTACTCTATCAGAACCAACAACCATATTAATGCGAACATAACCTTGGTCGTATAATGATACCGCAACGTCAAATACATTCTTTATCTTTTTATCTAGTATAACACTTCGTGCATGTTTGGGAAACATCTTGCGGGTGTGCTTTACTTTATCCATATACGATAATGGATCTTTCTTTGCGTTCTGTGAATGAGAAAGGTATATCTTATAGTCGCCTTTGCCAGAACTCACCGAAAGTTTGTCCATCACTTTGCCGTGACCGATTGTAGGTGGATTCATTCTACCGAAAGTAAAATGAACCTCTCGTTGTTCTTCAACCAGATATTGGGAGAAATTTTTAATCATTCTTGCTTCCACGCTTCTTTGCTAATTCATCTTTGCGGACTTGAGGTAATAACTTGCGTGCAATATTATCAATCTTAGGACTCATCTTATCCAGACGCTTCTCTATGTCTTGACGCTTAGAGAATGACAATTCGTCTTTGCCTTTATCTTTGGTGATTTTTTTGAATATCTGCATGCGTGCTTTCTTGCGAGCGCGAGACTTAAGTGTATCTGTGTCTGCTATTTTGTGCGCTGCCTTTTTCTTGCCGAGCGCGATTTTTGCTTTGTTCTTTTGAAATGTTCGCTTACGCTGTAAACGTTGTGTATTTGTTAATGCTTCGTCTGTCGTTTCGATTTCTTCAACAAACGACTTGAATGTTTTGTGTGTTGTCATGAATGCCTCTTGGTTAAACCCATTAAATCAGTATATTTGATGAAAGGTCTATCGCTGTAGACCAATTTCATTTTCACTCACCATTAGTTCTATTTATACTATTTTTTGCCTTGACTTTCCCAACCCTTCAGAACGTCTGCCGAGAAGTTATTATACGAAAATTCCATGCGGTCGACAAGTTTAACCGCACCACCACCAATCTTATCTATAGCAACGTAACCTTCTTCGCCAGTGACCTTATATCCATCTTTGGTACGAACAAACGTATCAATAGAAGATAGACTATTCAATTGAGCAATAAGTTTCAACTTAACCACAACAATCAACTTCTGTAGTTCGAACATCTTCTCTAGTGCTGCACTATTTTCTTTAGAGAAGAATTCAATTATGTCGTCTCGTTTTTGGACTTGGGTTGCTTTGCCCTTTTCGGTTTTTCGTTTGTCGATCTCTTTTTGGTACTTGCCTTTAATGTACGAGATGAGTTGCGATGTATGCTTTTTTGTGTTGCCGATGATCTGTCCTTTTCGGACAAAGGTGTTGTTGAAGGTTTCGATGGTTTGGGACAATACTGGATTGTTTTCGAGTGTCTTGAGCGTAGACCCAGAAATTTGGTTAAATAATTTACCAATTTGCGAAAGGTATTCATTAACTTCCTCAGTTTCTTTTGGAGACATAGTCGCTTTACTTACATCACGTAGCATAGCATCTTGCGACCATACATTCTTAGACTTCTTCAACTTACTTACATTAACACCAAATGTTGCTTTCATACTCTCGAACGTATTACCAGTGTATGTTGTATGCCATACTATGCCAATCTTAGCATCACGGATTTCTTTACTCTGTTCATAAGGAACTGCATATACAATTGTATTGGGGTGAAACGTTGTGTACTTAGTCTTGTCTATAGTTTTGGTCTTTACATCACCAATACCGAATAAGAAGTCTCCTTGGATAACACCCTTAATACCAAGTTCTGGTAGATACTTAAGTGCATCATTTAACTTCTCCGCAAGGTCACCCGAAGTATCTGCGTCCACATCTTCTTTAGTCTTATAGACCTTTGGGTTCTTATTAAAGATACCCTTCTTTGCAACAAAGAATTTGCCATCGGTTGGGTCAATACCAGCGAATATGGCAGGTGCGCCATCCCATTTTACTGAGATATCGCCCTTATGTTTACCACCAAGGATATTACGTAAATCCCTGAGCGCGAATATTGCCTGTCTAGTTCCCTTTGCTCCACCGTAAATGACACGATCTTCAATATGC